TTTTTCTGCTTTTAATTCTTCTAATTCAATTCTTTTTTCAAATCTTGGAATAGCCACAGCACTTAATATTCCAATCAATAAAATCACCACTACAAGTTCGAATAAAGTGTAGCCTTTATTCACTAGATTTCTCCGATTATATATTCCTCATATGATGGACTATCTTCGTCCACATCACTAATAATAAATAGTTTAGTTATATATCCTTGCTCGGATGTATCTGATTCTATTTCATATTTAAATGGATTTTGATTGAAATTAAATGGCAAATCTCCACTAAACAAATGATTAGGAGTTCTACCATCAGATAATACTATTTGACGATATTCTCCATCTAATAAATTATTTTCTGGCTCTGTGGGAAGTTGTGGATTACCTTTCATGTGTGTCTCTTGGTAATATCTCAAAAATGTATCTTTTATAATTGACATATTGGCAAGATTGATTTGTCGTTGGGTATCCATAGTCACATTACTAAAAGTGGGAATAGCAAATGACATTACTACTCCCACTAAAGCAATACTAACAACCATCTCTGCCAATGTGAAACCAGCATTTGAGTTTCTCATTGGTTTCCCCTCTAATCTACAATAGCTTCTCTAGCACCAATTGAACCAACACCAGCATTATCGCCTGATTGAACACCTTTGTCATATGCCCAAGCATAACGAGTGTTATCTTTTCGTTGGTGTGTGATTTTGTTGGTTGTGGTGTTAAATGTCCACTCACCATCGGTATCAGCATTATCAACATCTGTTGAATCGTATCCGACTGGCACTTGGTCTAAAGCATCAAAAGGATGGTCAGGCCAACTCTTTCTACCATTATCAAGAAGTTGTTCAACAGCGTAGTTTTCCAAACCAGCCTTAACAGAAGAAATTATTGCATTTTCAGCAGCTTCTTCAGCTTTGTCTACCACACCAACATATCTTGGTATGGCTACGGCTGCAAGAATTCCTAAAAT